GGAGGGGTACGTGACCCGCCTCGAGAAACTTGATGACGTGTATCACGGGACACCGAGCGTCATCAAGTTGGATGTAGAGCGGCACGAGCTCGAGGTGATTCATGGAGCCCTCGGGACCATCACGAAGCACAAGCCGGCCATGTACATTGAGATTTTGGATCCGAAAAACGACGAGATTGTCAAGATGCTCGAGCCTCTGGGTTACGTTATGCGCGAACGTCCCGAAAACAACTATTTGTTCATTTGTCAGAACAGTCCCAATTGATACATACGGCTGCAGCGACTGCAAAGAGGACCCCGAGCCACTGGAACCAGTGTGTGAACTTTTCACCAAAGACCAGGTAGGCTGTCAGGGCGCCTCCGAGCACGATGAGCGCTTCCCACATGATACACGTCCACATGAGGCTCTTACCCTTCATGAACGTCTGAATAAGAAGCAACAGTACAAGGAGCCATGCAAAAAAGCCTAGGCCCAAGTGGTGCCCTCGCCCGTTTTCGGCGTACCACTTGAGATGGGCGTTCCCAAACAGCTCGGCCGCCGTCATCGCCAACACGAGGAGGAAGCTCATGCTATTTCCAGAGAAAGAAAAATCCGGTCCGAACGTAATGGACGTCCCGTACGTGGCGTCATGGTTCGTGTGGGGAACTTCATTGTCTCGAAAAACAATAGAAGTTATTATTCGTATTTTCATCGAAAACCCCCTCGAGCTGAGGGTTGCTTGGTTGAGTTACCAAATAAAGAATTCTGCTTTTGTAATGCTATGAAAAGGGCGGCACTTGTGACTGGTGTGACGGGCCAGGACGGGAGTTACCTCGCCGAATTTCTACTCCAAAAAGACTATGACGTGTTTGGAATGACTCGTTTCTGTTCTGAAAAGAAACATAGCCGCATCGAGACTATCAAGGAGAACCCACGGTTCCATATCATCGAGGGCGACCTGACGGACACGTCACGTATTAACAAGATTATCAACTCGTTCGAAGGATACGACAGTGTCGAGGTTTATAACCTAGGTGCCATTTCGTTTGTCAAAACGTCCTTTGACCAGCCCGAGTACACGGCGAACGTCGACGCGCTGGGGACACTGAGAATTCTCGAGGCTATTCGTCAGTGCAAGTTCAACTCCAAGTTTAAGTTTTATCAAGCGAGCACGAGCGAGATGTACGGTAAGATTGTGGAGCCGGTCCAAAACGAGACGACGCCCTTTTACCCACGGAGCCCTTATGGCGTCTCCAAGCTTTTTGCGTACTGGATGACCAAGAACTACCGAGAGTCGTTCGGTCTGTATGCGTGCAGTGGCATCTTGTTCAACCACGAAAGCGAGCGTCGCGGGGCCGAATTCGTGACGCGAAAGATAACACTCGGTCTCGCCGAGTACCTGAAGTCCGGCACGCCCATCGAGCTCGGTAACATCGACGCCCGACGCGACTGGGGTCACGCCGAGGACTATGTGGAGATGATGTGGCGTATGCTCCAAGAGCCCACCCCTGACGACTTTGTCATTGCCACCGGAGAGACCCACTCGGTCCGCGATTTCATCGAAGAGGGTTGCAAAATCCTCGATGTACCCATCGAGTGGCGCGAGGACCGTTACATCGACCTCAGAACCGAAAAGCCCATCGTCATAATAAATCCGGAATTTTACCGTCCCGCAGAGGTGGATGTACTCATAGGCGACTCGAGCAAGGCTCTGCGCGTCATGGGATGGAAGCCCAAGACGACGTTTAGCGAACTCGTGAAACGGATGGTCCTCCACGACCTAAAGAATTAGCGTTTAAAATATGTAATGAAGTGGCTTTTTGTAGGCCCGAGACTCTTGGCCGGGATAGGCCAAGTGACCAAACAGTATGCCGACATGCTCGGGACCGAGTACTGTGAGGTTGGCAATGTCCCCAAAGAGCCTCGGTACGACCGCGGATTCGCTTTCGTCTTGCCTATCGAGTCCCAGCTCGATATGTTTGACTGGTACAAGACTGTCTGTGACACGTGGATGTACATGACCGTGTGCGAGACTGAGCCGGTCAACGAGTGTTACGGGGTCCTGGAACGATACGGGACCATCCACGTACCATCAGAATTCGCGAGGCAAATTCTGGAGAAGCAGTTTCCGAAGGTGACTTGGAAGCTCTTGAGACACTGGACTACAGCCAAGGTGCCCCGGTCTCCCGAGTCCACGAGTCCCTACGTGTTTTATACCATCGGGAACATTCTCGACCCCCGCAAAAACATCAAGATGTTGATCGAGGCCTATTTACGTTGTGAATTCCGACACAAGGCTCACCTGGTGCTCAAGGCGACGTGTGTTCAGCCTGTCGACTGGAAGGTTCCCGGGGTGACCATCATCAATGGCCTCTTGAGCGAAGAGGACCTCGAGAATGTCCATGCGACGTGTCACTGTTATGTCAACTGCTCGCACTCCGAGGGGGTCGGTATGGGGGCGGTCGAAGCGGCGATGCGTTCCAAGCCCGTCATCATCTCGGACTATGGCGGGCTCAAGGAGTACGTGCAGACGCCGTGGGTCGTCCCGTGTACTGCAGGACCGATAGGCTTTGACGATTTTCTATTCAAAAAGGAACACACCTGGGGTCATCCAGAAAAGGGAGGGCTCCAGAGGTGTCTTGAGGATTGTTTTGCGAAAAAGGTCACCACGTGGGACCACGAACACACGCGTCGTCTTATGGACCAAGTTACGCAGGACCCGTGTTGGTCTTCATGATGGACCGGATACCAGCCCCGGCCGCACGGGCCGCACCGACGGCGTCACCCACGAGGCTCTTCTTGGCCGCATTCTCAAATGAGTTTGCGGCCCGGTTCATATTCATCTTGCGCAGGTTATTCGCCGCCTTGGTGTACTGGTTTGCCGCCTTGGCCGCGTTGGCATTGGCAGCCCCCAGGTTCCGCGACACGTTCATACCCGCATTTGCACGAGCCGTGGCGTTTATCGCCGTCTCGTTCGCCTTGAGGCCCTGGTTAATATTGGACACGGTCTGCTGCATAGGTGCCGCCATTAATAGTATCCTGGATTAAAATTCGGACTTGGCCGGGGCGTGGTGACCCTCGGCACCAGCCGACTCGACCCAGTAGTGGGCCAAATACACGACTATCGCAATAACTATACAGCTTGACAGGAGGGAGCCCTTCTGGGAATTGAGGAACAAGACCACATCATCAATGACCTTGATGCCAGTGGGCTTCTTTATAAGCTTGGGGACAAGGTAGACGAGGAGGAAGTTGACGGCTATGGCGGCCCATACGTAGTTCCATTCCATTACACTATACAGAGGTTTTTATTGAGTGCTTCTTGCAGAAGGTCCCACAGGTTGCCTTGAACCCGCACTGTTTCCCCTCGAGCGTCTTGGCTTGGCAGCGGTTTGCGGCAGACGGGACGGCACGGGCCTTCTTTTCACTGTGTGCCGACTCGTGCGGCTTGGGCGGCTCATCGATGCGCACGATGGCGGCGCGCTTGGCCTTGAGCTCGAGCGTGCGCGCCTTGAAGCGGGCGATGGAGGCGTCGAGCTTGGCAAGGTCCATTGTGTTTGTGCTTTGATCATGAAGGGTGTGCGTGAGGTTCCTGGCAGGGACAGGACACGTTTTTTGCCCGAGTCGAGCCGGAGGCCCTCGCCCCGACTTAAAAAATACTCCCGTATAGTAACCACAGATGCAGATCTTCGTGAAGACTCTTACGGGCAAGACGATTACACTGGAGGTCGAGTCCTCGGATTCTATTGCAAATATCAAGGCGAAGATTCAAGACAAAGAAGGCATCCCGCCGGACCAACAACGTCTCATTTTCGCGGGAAAGCAGCTTGAGGATGAGCGGACGATGGCCGACTACAATATCCAAAAGGAGTCGACGCTCCATCTTGTTCTGAGGTTACGCGGGGGGGAAGTTTTGAATTCGCTAAAGAAAAGAGCGCTTATATGGATGAAATAAAACCTCAACTAACATAAATGCCATTCTCTATTCAGCACCCTGAATCCGGTCTGTTTTGGAACACTGATGCCGACTCGAAGCTCGTTCTTGCTTCGACCGGTGCCAAGTATGAGCACGTCGGTCAGATGCTTCAGAATGTGGATTCTGGTCTGTACGTGTACGCGAGCCCTCTTGAGGAGCGTGGTATGCACGGCGCCCTTGTCCTGTTCGAGTGGGACATCCAGGAGGATGGAACCATCACGTCTCCGTACATCGAGGACGCTCTTGCACCTCTCGGCTCTTCAAAGTGGGTCGTCGTCGAGAAGGATGGGGGTGACGTTCCCGTGAGCCGCGCCTCTGCCCTCATCGAGGAGGCCCTGAACGCCAAGGCCGAGGCCCCCGAGCCCGAGCCCGAGGTTCCTGCGCCGCCAGCCCCCGTGGAGGAGGACGAGGTTCCCGATGCGACCGAGTAGCGTTTGTTTATTTCTTGAAGTAAAATAGAAATGGGTATCTGTCCCCAGAAGTTCGGACCGTACTTTTGGGGTGCTATGCACCTTGCTTGCCTGTATGCCGACGATTACGAGACGCTCAAAAAGTTTGTCGAGTCGTACGTCGAGATGCTTCCGTGCCCCGCGTGCCGCATTCACTTTGCTGAAGTGATACATTACCACCCGTTCCCTGCCGAAAGTCACAACCTCGACTACTTCAAGTGGTCTGTGGATGCGCACAACATCGTGAATAGCCGGCTCGGCAAGACGCAGTGGTCTTACGACGAGGCTTTCCGCGAGTGGACATCAGGGTGCGACGGTGATTATGACAAGCATGAGGACCTCAAGATACGTACGGGTCTTGTTATTATTCTCATTTTGGTCGCCGTCCTTTTTTTCCGGTTGAGAAAGTAAGAGAATGGCCGGTGGTCTCCTCCCAGGAAAGCCGTTCGAGTTTAACCTCAAGTGTATACTGTTCACAGCCGTGCTCGCCGGTGGGTACTGGTACTTGCCGCCCAAGCGGCTCTGGATCCTCGTCTTCCTCTTGTGGTTCCCGTACATCGCGCTTGCATGGTACGACTGGTCATACGGGTGTCAGTCGAAGTTGATGCCCACGGCCGTGCCCTTTGGCCGGTACGTGTGGCTCCCGTTCAAGCCGCCGGGGTACAAGCAGGCCTACGAGGACCTGCCCGTTGAAAAGAAAGCCATCATGGACCGAGTCGACCACCTTGCAGGGTGGACCATCGTCGCCGGGGCAGTCGGATATTATCTTCTGCGTAAGAAGTAGAAATGACGGTCTTTTATTCCGTTATAAAGTACGGCAAGTTTGCCCTCTTGACTGCACTCCTTGTATTGTCCTTTATCAACGGACACAAAGAGTACATTAGTGAAAACCCTCGAAAGTTCATGTGGGACAACGTGGCGGTCGCAGGGACGTCTGCGATCGCCATTGCCGTCATTGCGTGGATGCGAAGCGAGACGGCCCTGATACCCAACCTGGCCTTCATCTCCTTTTTGCTCTTCTTCATGTACAACGTCTTCCGTGAGCTCTCCGGATTCAACGCCGCGAGCGAAGGTGACCCCAAGAAGCTGACGCAAGGGGAAGCGACTCAGATGCGCCTTTTGCAAGTCCCCGTGTCGTCCCTGGCCATGGCAACCGCCGGTCTCCTCGTCGTCTTGGCCATCTTTTCACACGTGGGACACCCGCAAGGAATGACCGCACTCATCAAAGAGGCGGTCGTGTTTGGAGCCCTGACGGCTGCGGGCGAGTCCGTCTTGGCGTGGAACCACGGAACCCCGGTCGCCAAGGCGGCTATGCTCAACTTTGTCGTGTTTTTCCTGGCTCATATTCTCCTTCAGTTTGGTGGCTTTTATGACCACGTCTTCCCACCGCCACCTATTTTAAAGGTGTAACTCCGAGTTGGAGATCCGTTCCGAAGTTTGAAGTGACCACGAACGACGGGTGGACCGCGTATATTTTCAGAACGTCCTTTTGACTCAAGAGGCTCATGAAGTGATCAATTTGGACCGTAATTTCAGGCTCGCGGTACTTGTTCATGACGGCGCAGCCCTTTTGGCTAATCATGTACCCGTGGAGACCCCAGAAGTACTTGGGTTTCTTAAAGTACGGGGACCCGTACGCCTCGCAGTTTTTGCACCAGTGCCCCAAGAGGATAATGTCCCAGTCTGCAGGGACTATGGGGTTCTCTTCTACAATGTACCGAATCAAGTTTTGGTAAATTGTAGGATAAATTCGAGCATCATCCTCGAACACGACCCCGTACGGTTTGCCCGAACGTTGTATGTCGGACCAGACCCCGTAGTGACTCAGATAACACCCGATCATCCCCGGAGTCAACTGGTCCTCCCCGACCCGACGCTTTGTCGCTCCCAAAAAGTTGAGGCCGAGCCACACCTTGGAAGAAACAATGTCATGAATTTTGTCTCCTAATTCGTTTCCATTGACCGCTTCATAACGTATGAAAGGCTTTGGACCCAGGTCAGACTTGTTGTATTCCCGACTGAAATTGATCATCCGGTCCTGGTTCTTGGACATGTTGATGACGTAACAGTCGAACTCTGGAGACAAGGGGACGGGCCTTGGGACAATGGGAAGGGACTTTGTTTGGATCTGGAGGAACAGGAGGGCCATCACCACGACCGCGGCCACAAGGATCACTGGGTTCATTACTAGTTGTATGGAAAATAAAGGCGTGCGACGCCAAGTCATAAGAGAATGCAAAGCTATGAACGCTTCACACATACCGAACATATCCTCAAACGGCCAGACACCTATGTTGGATCCTTGGCACCCGAGACCTCAACGTACTGGACACGTGTGGATGGACACTTTGAACCTACTGTATGTATGGTATCTCCTGCACTGGTGAAAATATTCGACGAGGTCTTGGTCAACGCCATTGATCAGTACTCTTTGCACAACAAGAAGGTCTCCGAGATTCGGGTCGAGGTTTCTGAGACCACAATTTCAGTTGAGAATTGGGGTGTCGCCATTCCCATCAAGAAGCATGACCGAGAGAGGGACGCCAAGGGTTCACCGCTCTGGATCCCCGAGCTCATCTTTGGTCACCTTTTGACGAGCTCCAACTATAATGACGATGAGCAACGGGTCACGGGTGGTCGGAACGGGTACGGGGCGAAACTGGCGAATGTGTTTTCGACCAAATTTTGGATCGTAATTAGTGATGGCAAGAAGACGTACCGTCAGATGTGGCACCAAAACATGAGCAAGTGTGACCCGCCCATCCTCGAGAACACGTCTGACGGGGTCTATGTTCGGGTCGGGTTCACGCCTGACCTCAAGAGGTTCGGCGGGATCGGGGACTTTGTGAAGGTGGCCGAGACGCGAACTTGGGACGCGGCTCTCTGGTGTCCCAAGGCCCGGGTCAATTTCAATTCAAAATTGATCGAGGTCCGAAACCTTGAGGACTATGCCAAGATGCACGGTCTTGTCGCCTATGGTTCCGTGACCTTGAAGACTGTGGATCCTCTGATGGATGTGGTCGTCGGGCACTCGACCTCGGGGGGTTTCCAACAGTGTTCATGGGTCAACGGTATCGCGACGACCAAGGGTGGGTCCCATGTGGACAAGGTGGTCAGTGCCCTCGTGAGCGAGATCCAAAAGGACAAGAGGTGTTCGACTTTGAAGCCGGCACAAATCAAGGCGTCCCTCTTTGTCTTTGTGCGAGCAGTCATCGTGAACCCGACATTCAGTAGTCAGACCAAGGCGGAGTGTACATCAAAAATTTCCGATGCTCCCAATTTTCCACCAAAATTCGTCAAGGATGTTCTCGCCACCGGTGTCTTGACTGACCTCATCGCACTGGGTCAGGCCAAACTGGACAAGGATCTCAAGAAGACAGATGGATCCAAGAAGTCTCGGATTACGGGTATCCCAAAACTGGACGACGCCAACTGGGCCGGCGGTCCCCGCAGTTCGCAGTGCACGCTTATCATCACGGAGGGTGACTCGGCGAAGGCTCTGGCCATTGCCGGTCTGAGCGTTGTAGGCCGAGACCGCTTCGGCGTGTTTCCACTCCGGGGAAAGCCTCGCAATGTGCGGGACGCTTCGGTAAAGCAAGTGACTGAAAACGAGGAGTTCAGTAATCTGAAGAAGATCCTTGGTCTCCAACATGGCAAAGTCTACAATTCTGTAAGAGAATTGCGCTATGGTCGACTCATGATTATGACTGACGCAGACTTGGACGGAAGTCACATCAAGGGCCTGGTCCTGAACATGTTCCACGTGTATTGGCCGAAACTCATTGAGTTGGGGTTTGTCGTGAGTATGGTGACACCTGTGATCAAGGCGGGCAAGACGTGGTATTTTACGGAGGAGGAGTTCAGGACTGCACAACAGTCGGCTCCGCCGTCTGGGGTGAAGTACTACAAGGGTCTCGGAACTTCGACGAGTGCTGAAGCCAAGGAATACTTCAAGCAGATTGATCGGTTGACGGTCGCCTTCAATTCTGATCCAAAAATGACAGAGTCTATGATGCTTGCGTTTGCCAAGGCTCTGACGGACGACCGCAAGGAGTGGCTCACGAAGCACATGGCGGCACCACCACCGGGTGTACCCTATGGCCAAGTGGACAAGCTCACAGTCACGGACTTTGTGCACCGCGACCTTGCCAACTTTAGTGCCGAGGATATCAAGCGAAGCATCCCACACGTCGCAGACGGTCTCAAGCCGAGTCAACGCAAGGTCATCTTTGCATGTCTCAAGAAGGGTCTGACGCAAGACATGAAAGTGGCGCAGTTGGCGGGGTACGTGGCCGAACAAACGGCGTACCACCACGGCGAGGCGAGCCTCCAAGGAACAATCATCAATTTAGCCCAAAATTTCGTCGGGGCAAACAACCTGAACCTTTTGGAGCCGAGCGGACAGTTTGGGACGCGCCTCGCAGGTGGCAAGGATGCCGCCAGTCCCAGGTACATCTTCACGCGTCTGAGCCCGTTGACAAAGCGCATCTTTGACCCGACGGATGCTCCAGTCCTCAAGTACGTGGTGGATGACGGCCAGCAGGTTGAGCCCGAGTATTATGCACCGGTCATTCCCACGATTCTCGTGAACGGCGCCGAGGGTATCGGGACCGGTTTCAGCTGTTACGTCCCTCCGTATGACGTGGAGATTATCAAGCACAACATAGAGTGTATTCTGAACCAAGTCCCGACCGTTCCGATGGTCCCACACTTCAAGGGGTTCAAGGGCAAGGTGACCAAGACGAAGGACCATACGTGGATGCTCGAGGGTCTTGTGTTTGGCGAAGGGTCTCGGTACCATGTGACTGAACTCCCACCGGGCAAGTGGATCCAGGACTTCAAGGAACACTTGGACGACTTGGTCGAAAAGGGAACCATCCAAAAGTACGAGAACCACTCGACGGAGACCCAACCAGACTTTCACATCTGGGGCGCCACCTTCACGCTCGATACCGCCCCCAAGGAGCTCGGACTCATCAAGACGATCCACACGAGCAACATGTACCTGATCGCAGGGAACGGCGCGGTGAAAAAGTACAATAGTCCCGAGGAGATTTTGGTCGACTACGTGGAGATCCGGCTCGGGGTCTACAAGAAGCGCAAGGCTTGGCTCCTCAAGGAATTTGATAAGGAAATTGAGTGGCTCAGTGAAAAGGCCAGGTTCACCACGGGGGTGATCCACGGGTCCCTCAAGGTTCTGAACGTGCCGCTGAGTCAGATACACGAGCAGCTCCGACGGGACAAGTACGCCGAGGCCATCTGGCCGAAGCTTCTGGACATCAAGACGTACCAGTACACGAAAGAGGAGGTGGACAAGCTCGTGGCTCTCGTGGCGAAACGCACGACGGATCGTGACGCGCTCAAGGCGACGAGTGTGGTTCAACTGTGGAAGAATAATCTGCGTGAACTGTAGAATGGCGGAGTTTGTACCGCTCCAAAAAGATCCGGTCCCTCCGGATTTCAAGGCGGCTCTCAAGGATTCAAACGTTATAAAGTTCGAGAGGTACGAGCAAAAGAACTTTATCGACGCGCTCAACAAATCGCACATCCTTGACTTGGAGCGAAGTATTCAAAACAAGATTATCCCTTTGCTCGGTGGGACCCGTGTGATGAAGCACGCTCGGGCGGTCCAGAAGCAAGTCCAGAGCCCGCCCGCGCCAGCGCCTGCACCGGCCGCACCACCACCGGTGTATCAGCCTGTCGAAGTCAACGGGTTTTTCAAGGTGTCTGGGCCTACGGAGGTGACCTTTTACGCGACGACACCCTGGCCGGGGTTCGAGGTGGGTCCCGGGTGGACCGGTATCGGCTTCTACGGGATCGTGGGGACTATCCACATCACCGGGTCGGCCAACACACCTGGCAAGGCCCAGGTGACGTCTCTGACCAGTGAAGAGTACAACTGGAAGTTTACGCTCCAGTCGGACACGGAGCAGTTCATCGAGGGTACGCGCCACGCGACGGGTGCACAGCTGTACCCCCCGAACCAGGTTCCCGTGCCTACACCGCAAAGGTCCGGTCCAGTGTATGGGAACTATTCCGTTCAGAATCACGTGCCCCAGATCAACTTCACGGCACCTCCCCCCGAAGGGACGGCGGTCGGGTGGTACGTCCTCGGTCTCCCGACCATAGGCGCGTGCAAGATTGAGTCGCTCGAGGGGTCCCTGGCCCGTCTTGGGCCCGTAGACGGACCCGTTCCGGCAAACACCGAAGTCCCCATCTTTATTCGGGGTGCCCCGACGATGGTGGTCGAGCCCAAGTACTCCACGGACTTTACACCGGCCCGGTTCTACACGAGCGAGCTTGAGAAGCGCAAGCCGATAGAAATCAATCCTAAAATTCAGGGCGGAAAGACGTACATCCCTTTGCGGGACCTGGGCACGGAGATTACGGACCAGCAAAAGGCCGAGGAAGGGTTCATAGACATAAAGAACCAGGGGTTCAGTTCGGGGTCCGTGCTGTCCCTGTACGCCGTGGGACCCCAAAACCGCCATCTCATGTCGACCAACTTTGCCAAGTCAGGATGGAACAACACGTACAAGCAGCACACCAACTTTGTGATGTATCAGCGCGTCACGTCGTTCCCTCCGCCCGTGCCTTCGTACCAGGGTCAGACGTACACCATCGAGCTCTTGCCAACGGAGGTGGGTCATCTCATTTCGAACATGTATTTCTTGTGCACTATTCCAGCCTCAAATTATTCCATCAACGAGAACATCGGCCGGGCACTCATCAAGCAAGTGGACTTTATGGTCAATGAGACGGTCATAGAGACCTTGTATGACGACTGGTACATCATCCGAGACCAGGAGTTTCTCGATGCCGATGAGCAGCTCGGTATGTACAACATCGTGGGAGGGTACAACTCGAGCATCACAGGCGCGTCCAACTTCAACGTCGTGTGTCCTCTTGAGTTTTTCTTTTGTCGGCGACACTCCCATGCGAATAAAGAGCGTGAAAAGCTCCGCAAGCCCTTCTTCCCCATGTGTGCCATGTGGAACCAGAAGCTCTACATTCGATTCACCTTCCACCCGAGTGCGTGGTGGTCGAGCAGCCCTTCGACGTTCGACTTTGTGAACCCGGTGCTTTTGACAGAGGAGATTTTGCTTGAAAATTCAGAAAAGCTCTATTACCAGAACACGCCTCTGCGATACATTGTGAACCGGGTCAAAAAAGAGTCGCCCGTGGCCTTTGGGGCGAGCGGGGTCTCGGGCATCTTTTCGGCGAGCACGGCCCAGATCGTTCAAGGGACTGTGAACCAGACGAGCATCCAGCTCTCGGCAAGCTTTCCGGTCCAGAGCATCTTCTGGTTCTTTCGGAACCGCAACTACGAGTCTGTCGTGAGTTCGAACGTGGCGACGCTCGGCCGGCCCGACGGCACGTACTATAATCAGAGGTACGACTACGGGTACACGACCAACTACATAAAGACGGGCGTCATCGTCAACTTCCCGTCGGCCAATAACACGCCGACCAGTTTCGTCGACCCCATCAGCACCGCCAAGATCACCCTGAATAACGTTGACATTCTGAGCACGTTCCAAGGGTCTCTGTACTACGCCTTCAAGCAGCCTCTTGAACATGGACTCTCGGTCCCTTCTAGAAACATCTATACGTACTCGTTCGGGTTGACTCCGGCCGAGTACAATCAGGGGGGTTTCCTCAATTTTTCAAAGTTAAATTCTCAAACAACGTCCCTTACGCTCACATTCAACCCTTCATATGCTGGACAGATATCTCAGGGGTACAACCTGTACCTGTTTTACTATGGATATTCTGTTCTTGAATTTGACAAGGGGTTTGCTCGGTTGGCGTTTTCTTAAGATACTCGATGATGCCATTGGATATGCACCATCGAATGAAGTTGAGTTGGGCCACGGTCGTCGTGAGACCCTGAAACTCGATGCGGGCCGTACGACAAAAGGGGTCGAAGAGCTTCTTCGAGTACCCGTCGAGGCTCGACTTGTATGCCACGTGGACCGTGAACATCTTTCCGTTCGGTGCGGTGTACGTGACGTGCTTCGCCTTGGCGTAATTGGTGACGAACCACTCGAGCTTGCGCAGAGAGGGCGTCGCCTTGGTCACCGTCTTTCCAAGAATGTCATGAAGCTGCTCGCGATTCTCGGGTTCGGAATAGAACCGCTCGAGGCTTTCGAGGAGAACCTGGGACTTGGCCATTACCATATGTAAAAGTCACGTCTCTAAGCTTCCCAAGGCGCTTTTTCAATGTCCGGAGGCCGTTCAGTTTCTGGTTTGAAACCAGGAGCCTGCTTCTGGTGAAAGCCGCAGTACCCATTCTCACGGGGCTCCTTGAGGCACCTCTTTTTACTCCTCAGAATTCCTTTACAAAATTTGCACTCGATACCTGACGTGTCCTTCACGAGGCGCTCGAGAGGAATTTCATAGAGGCGCGAAACAACCTCGAGTATCGTTGTTATTTGCAACTGGACTCGTCGTCGTATCTCCTCTTCTATGAGGTTGAGTATCTCATTCTCCATACTGCTATTATGTCTCTTTTGTTTTAACTGCCGCCCCAAAGCGGGCCAAGAACGCCTTGCGGGCCTCGAGCTCACCGGTACTTCCAGCCTTGGTTAGTTCCCTTTTGTCAAAAATAGAATCGGGGTCCATGAGTGGCTCGAGCAAGTCCTGGACGGGCTTTTTGAACTGGTTTGTGAAGTAGTACTGGTAATCCAGAGAGACCTTGTGGTCCCGGACCCATTCAGGGTCTTCGGCCTTTTCACACATCTTACCCGGACCTGTCACGATGACGAAGGGTACGCGGTCGCCTTGTTGGGGCTCAGACCCGGGCGCACGCTTTCGGATCTTGTCACGGACGGCAACGTGTGGCTGGGCCACCTTGTACTCGGCCGCAAGCTGCTTGCTCATCAAGAGCTTTTCCATGGGCACCTTGCCACTCAAAAGCGTCTGGGCCGCGGCCCGCGCCGCCTCGATGACCGGTCTTGGGTCACTCGACTCGAGAATCTGTCCCAAGAGCGCCTTGAGCGTCTCACGCACAAAGGCACACGAATCGCGTCGGACCACTTGGAGACCCTTGACATCGATTTTTTTGAACTTGACGACGAGGGTGCCGTCTGGCGAACGACCCCCTTCCCACATCTTTGCCGCGTACCGTTTCTTCGAGTACAGAAAGTACGGGCAATAGACCTTCTCAAGCTCGAGGTCGTTTGGCGCCTTGAACAGCTTCGTACACTGTTCGGCAGCCTGTTCGCCCAGCTTCCACGAGTAGTCGATAGCCTCTTGGCCCTTGCGTCCCTGAACGTCAAACTCGACCATCACTGAATCAGTGTCCCCGTACCGCACTTTCGCGCCAGGAAAGTTGGCCTCGACGTAATTCTTCGTCTCTTCGATCATTTGACGACCGCGCATGGTGACGGTGCTTGCGATGGCGACTAGAGGCAAGATACCTTTGGAGGCTCCACAGAACCCGTAGATGGAGTTCATAGACACTTTGTACGCGAGCTGTTGACCGTTGTAGACCGCCTCCATCGGTGTGCCCTCGTGTTGGGTCATCAGCTTCTTGGCCTTTTTGCGGTACGCCTTGAGGTCCGTAAGGATGGTGGGGAGGAGGGAAGTGACCCCTTGAGCAAACTTGTGCGGTCCAAACTGCTCGTACTCGACGCCTGGTAAGTTGTCATACTTTGGATCCATCACAAGGGTCGAGTAACACAGGTTATGTGCACACATGATGGACGGGTACAGGGACGCAAAGTCCAAGGCTGTGATTGGTCCATAATACGCACCCGTTTGCGCCTCAAGCACGGTTGCACCTTGGTAGCCCTCGTCGTCTCCAGATGGTCCGCTCTGCCTCCGAAACGTCGGAATCACAAACCCAAGCTCACGTGCTTTTTTTGCCATTTGACTGAACACCTTGATTTGTTGACCGCGTTCGGACAAAAAGGCGAGCGGAACCCAACACGCCTTAGCCATCTCCGTGACGTTCTGGATTTGACACAGTTTGGTCATGAGCGCATGTGGAAGCTCTGTATCCTTCAAACAATACGCCGCAACCTCCCCGAGTCTGTCTGGGTCACCTTCCGCGTACCGTCCGAAAATCTCCTTGACTGGCATATCATTCTTTTGGTCTTTCAGAAAGTGTTTGGAGACGTTATTCAGAGAGTAACTCTCAAGCTTGTGTTCGCGCTTGACATCCTGGAACAGGTCAAACACGTACCGACCACTCATGGGAACCATCTTCAAAAGGTTGTTTCCGAGAGCGGAACTCGAGAGGTTCTTTTCCACAAGTTCACACGACACGTCTCTGACCCGACCCCATTCGGTACTTGCACCGCGTAAAACAGCGCGATAGTGCAAAAACTCCAAATCGAACCCGAAGATGTTCCACCCCGTGATAATGTCTGGATCCGTCTTGACCAGATACTTTTGGAACGCGTCCAAAAGTTCGCGTTCAGTCTCAAAGGACTCGAGGTCAGGGCCGTTCGTTTGTTTCAAACAGAGACACTTGCGATCGAACCAGTCGTCCTTCCCAAACTCTTTGGTCGTCATACCGATCTGGAACACGACATCGTGTGGGTTTCTGGGGTCGGGGAATGCACCCGTCGATGAGTAACACTCGATATCAAAGGACATGATTCGGAGCGGTGCAACGTCATCGCGTTGAACAGGGGTTACAAAGTGCCAATTCGGCGCCCATAAATTGATATCACACGTCGTCTTGATATCAGGCTCACACAGACCCGGGTCGATCCACCCGGTGGATGAACACCCCGAGCAGTGCATAAAACGCAAGACGGGATCGATATTTGCTTCATAAATACGCGCTCCTGAAAGCTCTGGCCACTTGGCATTCTCCACAGAGTACGCAAACCCACGAAGCGCCTTGTGCGTTTTAAATGTTACTTGAATAAAGTTTGAGAGATCGCCGTTTTGGAACCCCCATAAGTCCTTGGCGCGTTTGTGTTCCGCTTTCCACACCTTGGTCTTGACAAAACTCAAGACGTCACTCGTGTACCTCTGAGGTTTTACGAAACAGTACGGTTGGAACGGCGTTCCGAGAGAAACCGATTGACCATTCGCGGCTCTTCCGAAGATGCGTATGGTAAACTGATCATCTATGTCTTGACCCTCCCAGGCAACTGCCTGAAACGGCTCCATTATTTATAAAACGTTTCACTTTTTTAAACTCGTGTGTAGTCTCGTGTACTTAGAACAAGTCGTCTATGAAGCTCTTCAGAGCCTCCTCCACCTTCTTCGGCTCTTCAAAAACTCTTTCATCCTTTTTTATAGATGCGGCATGCGCTCTCCAGGGGAACACACCCTCGAGCGTTTCGTACAGTATCTCGTCGAACGTATAAGACGTTTGACTTGTCATGTCCGTCTTGAGTTGACACCGTTCCCCACGTGGGACGGATTTCAAGTGACTCACGACGGTCTCTTTCATATCCTCGAAAACCTCAGACTGGTAAAAAGCGTTGAGCATAGACTGACGCCATTCGTCAGTCTCCAGAAAGTCCCACGTCGTTCGTGATCGTATGTACTTGTTAAACTCGACGTACTGTCCCCACTCTCTCTGAAGCAAAGGACGCACCTGAGCTTGGATCACCTCGTGCCAAAACGTCACGAAGAACCTCGTTGGTGTAGTGAACACCGCTTCGCCTCGAGAACGGTAAATGACCTCGTGAACCTTCGTGTTGGGCCATACGACGAACTTGTTAGTCTCATTGAGCTTTTTGAATATGAAACCAGCTACGTGACAGTATCGGATGTGCGGGCTGATAGACTCCACGAGTCCGTTGAGGTTCAAAGATTCAATGTTGGGTGGTGTGCTTTTGGGGCGTCTCTTTACAGTGTATTCATCACTCGTGCACGGGTTCTCACGCTGGTCCCTGTGTCTCTTCAGTTTGGCGTCCGCCTTGGACTGGTACTTTGGGTCTGTGAACGTCCGATGGCACTTCGGACACATAGCAGTGGGCATCCCTTGACTCTATCAGAGAAAAAAGTTTCCCCACGACCTTGGGCTGGAAGGGACGGCCTGAGGTCAGGGAAACGTACTTCACGTACGGGCCGTGTTGTGGGTCATCAGGATCCAGGTCGGCCAAGTGGACTCGGCACCGCCTGGAGGGTATGCATACGGGCTTGTAACAGTACTCGACCTCGCACGTCATGGCTCTACTGGGGCTGAGGGTTTTAAGTTTTTCCCCTTTCCCAGACCTAAGGGAGTATTTTGGACAATTGAAGATCAACTTTACTTTTGATTTATACCCAAGCTAAGGGAGAAAACCCCCTTAGGTCAGGGAAAATATAGGCAACGAGTTAGAGGTCCCGACCCCCCGAGACCCCCCTTAGGTCTGGGAAAAAGGTCAATGGGATTCCCAAAAAGAGTATGTAAGGGAAACGAAATTTCCCTCTACAAATATAGGTCTATATATGTGGAGAGGGGGTCGGGACATGAGAGTGCCTTTTGGGATTCCCAAAGTCCTCTAGACTTTATTATTTGTATAGTTTCTTTACAGACCCGTAGACCCGAAACCAGCAGCCCCTCGGCGAGCAGCCTCGGCAGCGGAGTCCCCACGCTCGGTCACGAGGCCCGTGAACTCCGTGGGGGTCTCGACAACCTCAGCCACCGTGTAGTTCTCCAGGATAAGCTGAGCAATGCGGTACCCTGGGCGAATCACAAACGGCTGGTTCATGTCCAGGTTCTGCAACACGACCTTGACCTCGCCCTGATAATCAGGGTCGATGACACCTGCAAGGACATCAAGGCCGTGCTTCACGGCCAACCCACTACGAGGTCTAATAGAACCGTACGTTCCTGGCGGGAGCTGAATTGAAATGCCTGTGGACACGACCACGCGGCGACCTGGGAGAACGACGTAGCTATCAGTGCTGAAGAGGTCGTAACCAGCTGCGTCACTTGAGCCACGGAC